ACATAATAGCGTACGCTAGGTTGATCTGGTTTAGAGTCAGATGAGAACAGAGCTAACCCCTTAGATGATATCTTAACATTATAATTAGTAGAAATCAACTTAATAATGTTCTCTGCCTTGAAGATCATATTGAAACTGATATCAGTCGTTCCTAACTTGATATTGAAAGCATCAGTGCTAGGATTCTTAGAGTTAGTGCAAGACATCTTAAGGTTTGCGCCGTCACCTACGACAGCAATATCTGGGAGTTGCAAGACGCCCGCTGCTCGTACAACCTTCTGCAGATCTTCTTGGGTGATATCGAAATCAATGTCAGCACCCGGGAAATTGATATCTTTCTCAGGTGGTGTGACGATCATAGAAGGATCGGCATAGGTATAGTTCAAGGTCTGGCTACCTGAGATGATAGTCATCTGTTTCTCACCGAAATCCAATTCTGGTTCATTGAATAGCGAGAGAACACCCAGGAATCTAGACAGTTCATAGATCGCAAACTGTGTAGGGAATGTCTCCTCAACAGTTGCCTTAGCAAAGATGGACTTTTGAGGAGACACAGTAGAAAGCATGCTGCCTGTCTTTACCAAGATCGATGGATTGATGACAGCATAGTTCTTCAAGATATTGATAGTATTTTCACTTAACTTCATGATATATGTTTCCCTTATATTTTTCTAAAATTCTTTAGCAGATCCTGATTGGGTGCTTGCGTATTGATAGGTTTGATCTGCTTGATCTGCTTTGTGTTTCTACCGACAAGACCTGCATCAGCAGTAGCAGATGCGCCAATCGATGCTAGAGCAGGCAACTTGCCAGCAAACACATAAGCACCCGTATGTTGCAGGTGCATCCATGGACACATCCACACTTTGCTGCCCATGTTACGGACATTCTGACAGAACATGTAATCTTCTGACAGATAACGCTTTGTCTTGGGATCGATGATACAATCGAAGTAAGCATGGATCTCACGGCTACCATCGAATGCTTCTGTACGGATATGATCTGGCTTATACGAATACTGAGGATATGCTGCCTTGTACTTATCGAACGTAGCACGGCGGATCATCATGAATCCTGTACCTGTCTCGAGCACCTGTGCGGGTTCATCAAGACGGATGCTCTTTGTAGAAGGATCGTTCTCATCGACTGCTGGATTGAATACGAAATCACCCACGAAATCTTCGAGACGATTGGGATCTTCATCAGCAACACCTGCATCGACTGCTTGCTTGATCTTTTCCCAAGTGATACACTTCTTGGGATAAGGACCAGCTATAACATCATAAGGAGATTCTGGTGTCTGTAATGCCATCATGGCGATGACGTCTTGCGGATTGAATCCGATATCAGAATCGATGAATAACATATGTTCTGCATCAGAACGAAGGAACTCATCGACACAATAGTTACGTGCTCGAGTGATCAGCGACTCATTAAACAAGAAGTATGAGCGAACTTCGATCCCATACTTTACACATAGCGCAGTCAAGTCGCAGATAGAACGTGTATACATTCCTCCACATTGTCCACCATACATCGGTGTGGCAACAAATAGTTTACGCTTTCTAAGCGCTTCTAGATCAATCTTAATTTCCATAATATTTTCCTTGTTTACCAACTACCATCATCAATGAATAGCAACACATTAATCGGCCCGACTATCAATCTAACATCGATAATCAATCCCGGATCCATATCATTCATAGTCTCCATATGCCAATGAAATCTCCACCAACGAAGAGGATTCAATGCAAAACTAACGACCACATCTGAATTTAAAATATACTTATTTATCTTTTTCATTCTCAATCTCATGCACATGAAGTTGTATTATAGCATAGTGAATAACTTTTAACAAGTCCTTTTTCCAGTCATCTCGAGAACCTTTCCTCCCGTATCGTTGAGCATATTTCATGACATTGCCGATACAGAAACCCGTTCCGTGTCCTGAGTCGATGATGAATTCTGTTGCTTGATATTTGTTTTTGGAATAATGTTCACTGTATGTATCATTAATATAAGCAGTTATTTCTGCTAAGCTATTATCCTCATTGTATTTATAATCGATTTTTTCGCTTCTATTAGTTTTCATGCAGTTTCCATAAAAAAGTAAGGATTTTCGACTGTCTTAAATTCATGCAGTTTACTGATATCAGGTTGTCCTGGGACGAATTTCCATACGATATTGGGTGCTAATGAACGTGAATTCGAGAATTTAGTAGATGATATGTTGCTATCATCATCGATGAACATCGGTGAGATCTCATTCCTGAACAGCTGCAATCCTTCATCTACTTGATAGTATAAGCAAGAGAATGTCCCATCAATGTCATTGAGATCTTTCGTTTTACCGTACTGACGCAAGATGAGATATGTATCCCAGGTATTAAAATCAGAAAGCTCGATGTTAGGGATTGTCTCTTTTATCCATCTGTCTTTTATGATCCCGTTATGCCACAGATATCCATTTCCTATCATAGCGGGATGGATGAATGATGCTGACTTGTTATCAGTGGTAGGCGCTTGCATATGAGCGATACAATACTGACCTTCTGGAATATCAATCTTGTCTAATGGGATAGGACCGAAAGACCTCTGCATGTAGGTTATGTTCTTTATCTCAGGATCGTAATATGAGAAAGAATATGAATGCTGACCCCTGTACATGTTCAGGTTAGCCAACTCGACGATCTTATCTCTAGAGAAAGATCCGAAGATGCTACACATCAGTAACCAGTCCCAGCATGTGAGAGAAACCGGTCCCAATCTACAGTACCAGCGAGTGTATACTGAATAGGATCTTTCATGTTTGCCTTGATGAAGTTCTGAATACGCTCAGAGCATGAAGGACATACTCCACATGAATGGCCATGTTCATCCGGGTCATAGCAAGTCAATGTATAATCAAGACGGACGTTCCCAATCTCTCTTGCAATCATGAGTTCGTCATACTTCGAAAGCATGCTGAAAGGTGCTTCCATCTTGACCTTATGTGTCCGGTTCAATGAAGCGACAGAATTCATGTTGTCTACGAACTTCTGAGACGTATCCCAATATCCATACTCATCATGCACTTGAAGGCCTGTGAAGATATGCGATGCCTTGTTTGCTTCAGCGTATGAGAAAGCAAATGAGTTCAAGATCATGTTACGGAATGGCACATATGTCTTTGGTTGAGGATCACCTAGTACATCCTGGATAGTCGGCATCTCAACAGATGTGCCGCCGATATTAGCAGATACATCCTTGACGATATCACCTAGCATCGTGATACTTAAGATCTTATGCTTGATGCCGAGATGATCACATGTCTTCTTTGCCATGTCTAGTTCGATTGCTTGCTTCTGTCCATAGAAGAATGACAGCGCAAACACTCTATCTGCACCATACTTCTGAACAAGTATATAAGTCATGATAGTAGAATCTAGACCACCTGATAGGACAGATACTACGTTCTGATCTGTGTCAGGCAATGCCGCAATTGCTGTGCTTAAATTCATATTACTGCCTCAGAGTTTTCTTATTGATGGTGTATGCACTGATAGCATTCTGTGCATTTTTAGTCATGTATGGGACTGTCTTAGAACGGATCGGATTGATATCAATGCCGCCTCTACGAGTATAGAGACATGTGACCATCAATTCTTCAGGATTGAGAAGGTCAAGCAATCTCTTGTAGATACATTCACAGATCTCTTCATGAAAGTGATTTTCTTTACGCATAGAGACGATATATTGTAATAGCGATTCTGGCGTTACTGTCTTTGATCCTACATAAGATATAAACACATCACCCCAGTCAGGTTGATTAGTCACCCTACAGTTCGATCTCAATACTGATGAACTATAATTGTACGTTAGAATATCATACTTGTCAACTACTTTAAGTATATCTGGCGATTCATTATAATGATTAAATTCGATTGATGATATATCAAGCATAGATTCTAATTGATCATAGTAATCATCAAGCGGTTGATTTGTCCGGGATCCTTCAGAATTAAAGAAAGCAATATGAACATCTTCTGTCTTTAATATATCGCTAAGATTCTTGTACATGAGTTCCATGGCATATTCGCTCGCCTCTTCGGACGTTCTGCCAAGACGCATCATGTTAAAAGAATTGAGGTATAGCTTGAGCGACTTTGATTCTACGATGTTAACAGAATCGCTAGGATATACGATACGGATAAGTCCTGATACAGGAAATCCATTGTCAGTCAATGTGCTGAACTCATAGCAATTCCATGCATCATATCCGAAGAACGGAAGATCATCTTCTTTGATTCCATACATCGTTCTATTGAGATAGCGTGGAATTCCAACTAGCAATCCCGGGTCTACAACATCTGGGGTGACATATGGTTTAACTACTGAACCATCACCTGCTTTGCCGAGATGAACGCTTGCAATATCTTCAATCTCACTCAT